AACAATGACAAAAGAAGAAAAACTTTTTCATGTAGGCATGTTAGAGCGACTTCTTGAAAAACAAAAAGTCCTTTATACTCGTTTGAGTTTGTCTGATGATCCTGAAGCAAAGCAGATGAAAGAACGCATCACTGAATCTGCAACAATGATGGGTCTTCCTAAAGATGTTGATATGAATATTTTATTCAACAACATGTCCAAAATGCTGGATGTGATGAAGGAACAGATTGACAAGACAGGTTCTGACCTGTAGAATAACGAAGTACACAAAGGCCAAATCCGTACAAAATCCGAGGTAATCCTAATGTCTTTTGCAAATCTTAAGAAGCAATCTTCTCTTGGTTCACTGACTTCCAAACTGGTGAAGGAAGTTGAGAAGATGAATAATACTGGTGGCGGTGGAGATGACCGTCTCTGGCAACCTGAAATGGATAAGACTGGCAATGGTTTTGCAGTCATTCGTTTCCTGCCCGCTCCTGAAGGGGAAGAACTTCCCTGGGCAAAGATGTACTCCCATGCCTTCCAAGGTCCTGGTGGTTGGTACATTGAGAACTCTCTGACTACTATTGGTCAGAAGGATCCCCTTGGTGAATACAATCGTGAACTGTGGAACAGTGGTAGCGATGCAGACAAGGATACTGTGCGTAAGCAAAAGCGCAAGTTGTCCTACTATGCCAACATCTATGTTGTGCAAGACAAAGCAAATCCACAGAACGAAGGTAAAGTATTCCTTTATAAGTTTGGCAAGAAGATCTTTGACAAGATCATGGAGTCTATGCAACCTGAGTTTGAAGATGAGACTCCCATCAATCCTTTTGACTTCTGGCAGGGTGCTAACTTCAAACTGAAGATTGTCAAGAAGGATGGTTACTGGAACTATGATAAGTCTGAGTTTGATCGTGTGTCTCCTCTGCTGGATGATGACGATGCAATGGAAGCAGTTTGGAAGAAGCAATATTCTCTCGCTGCTCTGACTGCTCCTGATCAGTTCAAAACCTATGAGCAACTTGAGACTCGTCTGAAGATGGTTCTGGGTCAGAAGTCTTCACGTCCTCGCTACGATGAAGAGACTAATGATGAAGATAATGATCGTGGTTCTTACACTCCTGACTTCTCTTCCCGCTCACAGAAGTCTGAACTTCCTGAAGACCTGAGTGCTCAACTGAACAACTTGAGTTCTTCTAAGTCTGATGAAGATGAAGATGATGCACTGTCCTACTTCCAGCGTCTTGCTGAAGAGTGAACTATAATCAAATCTGCCTCACACTTTTAGTGGTGGCAGCATATGTGAATCTCCTATTCAAATAGTCTAATATTATCAGCAGTCTTCAAGGTTCTACTCTTATACTGAGTGGAACCTTTTTTATATGTCATCATATCTTCTATATCATCTCTTACAACATTAATATATTTTGATTTGAGTAGGAATATATTTCTCTTATCGTTCTCTAATTCACTTTCATATTCATAATTTGTCACTGCTCTGACTGGACTTGTGTTAATGAGTTGTTTCAATCTAGAATCATAATATGAACATGTATAGTTTGATTCTACTTGTAAACCTGCAGGAACAATGACTGCACCACTAGTATTTTTTACTTCGTTAGTTTCGTAATGATGAATACCACCATATACAGTTTCAGAATCCCCATATTTTTCTATAAGATATCCTTCAAAATCAGTCTGAGTAAGTGGCCATTCAGTTTGAATATTGATAATATTATTACAAACAAGAACTAACCAATCTAGGTTGGAATCATTATAGAATTCAAAGGCAACATTATCAGGTCTATCATTACCTTTGATTTGATACTTAGTGAAGAACGCAAGATTTTGAAAAATATCTTCACGAAGAATTCCTCTTTTGAAGAGATTCTTTACAGTAATGTAATCTGATATCTTAGCATCAGGAAGTCTGCTAACATATTCAAAATTTGGAATCTGACTAAAGTAATTTGACATTTTTAGTAACCTATGTTTGTATCATCAAATTCGTTATAGTCATCATTAAAGATTGGTTCAAGTTCACTAAATGCAAGAGTTAATTCATATGAGACCATTGCACCATCATCAAAGGTTGCATAGTTTCCTTCTGGTGTGTAGTTAACTGCAACTGATTGCAACGCGCATTCTTTAATTCTATTGATAAATTTATTATCCTCATTTTTATGTAGGTATTGAATTCTAAAGGTATTTGGAGATTTCAAGAAAAGATTTGAACTACTTTTCTGAGGAGCAGATCCTTGTTTAAAGAATCTTAAGATTCTAACGATTCGAGCAGATTCTTCTTTACTTCTAGCACTTAATTTAAATTGAAAGGAAAACTGTCTCAATGCTGGTCCTTGGAATAAAAGTTCCATGTTAGGATTGATAACCGCTCCAGTTGTTCTTGTTAACAACTGACCACCAACACCTACAGCAGCACCAGCAAATGCATTTGCAATTGCAGTTTTTGTTTCTCCCGCATTTGATGATATTGTGTTTGCAATATTTTGTGCTTCCTGAAACATGTTAGAAAATCCTTCTTGGATTCCTGTTAACGCAAGAGCAGCACCAGCTGCTTCAAGTGCATTCATTTTTTGTCCAGACCATTCAACAGAATTGGAGTCTTGTAATCCTCCTGGAGCAGGGAGAATTACACTTCCCAAAGATGATCTAGCATTTAGTCTTGCCTCATTACTAAATCCATAATTTTGAGTGTTAAAATCTTGAGGAACATACTCAAGCATTGTAAATTTAACTACATCTTGATCATCTGATCTTAAATCTTCTGGATAAACTTCATCATAAAATCCACCTCTTGTACCTTCGAACGTAGGAATATCAGAAGGAGAAATTTCAGTCGTTCCTGATTGATCGGTGGTTTCTGCAGTATTTCCAGATCCACCAGATGCTTTATCGAAGGTTTGATCTGATACTGGATCTACTGTGTTTTCTTTAAGTTCATCTTTTACACTGCTAACTTGCTCATTAACTGATGTACTTAACTGAGAATTAGGATCATCTAATGCTCTTTTTTCTGCTTCTCTTGCATTAGAAGTTAATTCCGTTGTAGTTTTTCCATCCTTATCAGTTGTACTTTCCCTAATTTTTACCGAATCATTTCCATTTGCATCAGTTCTGAAAGTTTCAGTTTTTACTGAACCATCAGCCAACGTAGTTACGTCTGTTTTATAATAGTCTGTTCTTTTATTACGACCAGTGCCTGAAGTGACTACACTTACGTCGCTCGTCTTTGATGCCATTACGCACTACGTTTTTATCTATTTAGTATGAACTTTCCATATTGAAGAGCAAGTAAATCATCAAGTTCTTCTAATCTAACTTCATATAACATCCCTGCAACTTCATTCCAAGTGTAGTTTCTATATTTTCTCCAGTGAAAATTGAGACCTCTAAATCCCCATGCATTTAATTCAACACAAGCAATTAAAGGATGTTGATCGTACTCAATACCAGGTGTTTTTGCATTGTAGATAAATGTATACAATCCACCTTCATCAGGAACAGGTGTTACAGTATTACTCAATGCATCCATAATTGCTATCATTCTATCTTCAGGATCATTTGTTGTTGCAAGTAAATCTTCTCTGATAGGTAGAATGCGATTAGATGATGTCCTTAATTTTTCTAATCGTCTCTGCTCTTCTCTGGCATTAATTTGTGCTTTTACTTCTTCATAAGAAGGTCCACCTGTTCTTCTTTTAGCACGTCTTGCCATTACTTGATACCTAACTCGTCTTCTGTGATGATTTTAAATTGTATTCTCCTATCATCACAAAATTCTTTTGCTGCTTTCCATTTCGCTTGATTGACAGCATAAGTTTTGCATTCATAAAGATATGATTTTGTTTTTCTTTTTGGTGTTTTTGGTGGTTGAGTTTGTCTTTTTGGTTTCACCTCAATGATATAAGTTTTTATTTGACCACTACTTTCCTTTACCTTAACAATAAAATCTGGAAAGTATCTGTGAACACGATTATCAACTGGGGATAGGTAGGGAATAAAAAACTCTTCACTTCCCCACTCTAAAATACTTTCATTCAAATCACACCAACGACAGAATTTTCTTTCCCAACTACT